CCCGCCCACTATTCCAGCCCTAGCGTATGAACTCGCAGATGCTATGCAAGAAGCACGAAACCAACATGGGGTTGGAATCGTATCCGTTAAACGCCAAACCAAGAAGGAGAAGGCAAATGAATAGATTGAAAAGCAATATCGCAAGAGCAACAAAACTCGTTAGCGATAACCACGATACATCAGCGAAAGAAATCGCCACTGTAATTGGTGTGAAGATGGACTCTGCACATAATCTTTTATACAACGCACGCAAGAAGTTACGTCTATACAAAGTCGGTCGTGGCAAGTTCGCTGTGTGGAAACAGAAGGCACGCATGCAGGGGGACGTGTTGGTAGAAGCAATGCGAGCCTACCAAGTAGGCGTGGGTAAAGAAGAGCAACGCATCGTAGAGGCGCATCACACCGATATGGTCAATCATCCGCCCCACTACACAGTTGGTGGTGTTGAGACGATTGACTTTATCGAAGCGAAGTCGTTGGGATACAACTTGGGCAATGTTGTGAAATACATTACGCGAGCCGATCACAAGGGCGACAAGCATGAAGACTTGTGCAAAGCACGTTGGTATCTCAATCGTGAAATTGCTAAGTTAAGCAAGTAACCGCAAGGGGGCATGGTTAGTCCATCGCCCCCTATTTTTGTATCTATTGAAAATCCATGATTAGCGACCCATCGATCGGTGGACTGCTAATTTGATGCCAGTTCCTAAACAGAGGAGATTGACCTATGAAATGCCCTGAGTGCGGTGCATGGTCATTAGTGAAAGAGACAAGACAATCGCCCACTTTCGGGCAAACACGAAGGAGAGAATGTGCAAACGAACACCGATTTACAACCCAAGAACTCGTTGTCCCGCAAGAGGCAATTGATTACGAGAGACGAACTCATCTCGAGAATATCCGCAAACGATTGGAATCCATTCAAACGCGTAAACCCAAGCGTGTTAGAAAAAATAATGCGCGCATCTACTAAGAAACGAATAGAGCAACTCGAGGACGCACCACTGTGAGTTTAATTACCCTAGAGTTTGAGACTTACTACGATTCCAAGATCAAACTTGGATTCAAGCATCAGACAACTGAAGAGTATGTGCGAGACAAACGCTTTGAGGTAATAGGCGTTGGCGTGAAGGTAGACGATGCGCCATCTGTTTGGTTCACAGGCAACAACGACAAGATAAAAGAATTCTTATCCACGTTCGACTGGACGACAAGTGCCCTATGCTGCCATAACACTCTCTTCGATGGATGTATTCTTAGTTGGAAGTATGGCATCACACCAGCATTCATGTATGACACGCTATGCATGGCGCGTGCGCTTCATGGCGTGGAGGTTGGTGGCTCACTGAAAGCGTTGGCTATACGCTATGAGATAGGCGAGAAGGGCGACGAGGTTATCTTGGCTGAAGGTAAGAGCCGACTCGACTTCAATAAAGAAGACCTAGCCCGCTACGGTGAGTATTGCAAGAATGACGTAGACCTTACTTTTACGTTGTTCAATATATTGTCGAGTGCGTTTCCCGAAGATGAAACTAAGTTGATTGACATGACATTGCGGATGTTCACCCATCCAGTGTTCTATGTAGATGATGCCCTACTGCAAGAACGCGCTGATGAACTACGCGAAGAGAAGAATGCATTGCTTGAAGGGTTGATGGAGAAACTCAACTGCGAGACGGCAGAGGAAGTTCGCAAGCGATTGGCGAGTAACAAGAAGTTTGCTGAATTATTAACCGAACACAACATTGTTGTGCCAATGAAACCAAGCAAAACAACTGGGAAGGAAACCTATGCGCTGGCTAAAAACGATGAGGGCTTTTTGGCGCTTACTGAACATGAAGACCCATTCATACAACAGTTATGTTCTGTTCGACTGGGTACTAAGTCAACCATTGAAGAGTCAAGGATTGAGAGATTCATCGACATCGGTAAGCGTAACAAGGGTATGCTCCCCATCCCCCTCAAATACTACGGGGCTCACACAGGAAGGTGGGCGGGCTCAGACAAAGTCAACTTCCAAAACCTACCCAGTAGAGATAAAAAGAAAAAGGCTCTCAAGAACGCGGTGGTTGCGCCCGATGACTGCATCGTTATCAACTGCGACTCGTCTCAAATCGAGGCGCGTGTCCTCGCATGGTTGGCAGGGCAGGATGATGTGGTCAAGCAATTTGCAGATGGCGAAGATGTTTATTCAGTATTCGCAACCAAGATTTACGGCACTCCCATCACAAAAGCAAACCCAGTCGAGCGGTTCGTAGGTAAGACATGCGTTCTGGGACTTGGCTATGGGACTGGTGCGTTAAAGTTACAGCACACACTCAAGACTCAACCCCCCGGGGCAATTGTTTCATTCGAGGACGCTGAGAAATATGTTAATACATATCGCACAGAGAACAACAAGGTCAAGGCATTGTGGGACGAAGGTGATGGCGTAATAAAGCATCTATCCACATGGCCTGAGAACAAGAAGCGTTACTACTATGGCGAGCCCGAGTGTGTGCTTGTAACGTCTGACGGATTGCGCCTACCGAATGGGCTGTATATCCGCTATCCCGAACTCAAACTCAACAGTAGCGAGTCTAAATCTAGATACGAATACAAGTCTCGTAAAGGACAAGTTTCGCTATGGGGCGGATCGCTAGTTGAAAACGTAGTTCAAGCGTTGGCTAGGATAGTGGTCGGACAACAGATGCTAAAAATACAGCAGTTGTATAAGGTCGCCCTCACGGTACACGATGCGGCAGTTGTCGTGGTTAATGAAGCCGAGAAAGATAAGGCGCTTGCTTATATCGTCGAGTGCATGAAATGGACTCCCGACTGGGCTAGGGGTTTACCCGTGACTTGTGAAGCGCAGTATGGCGCGAGTTATGGCGATATGGTAGAGTATAAGTAAAAAAGGAATTGACAAATGACACCAGAAGACGAAGCATTCAACGAGATCGAACGGCAAGCCAAGCAACGCAAGGAGGCAGTCTTGCAAGCCTTGCATGATGAGAACGCACGATTGGGTTTGTACAAAGATGCGTATGGCACAACCAAAGAACAACTAATGGCAGAGGTAGGAATACTGACTGAGTTAGTGCGCGTATTAACGGCTCGCATAACAGAACTAGAAGGCAAGACATGAGTGATTACAAATGGTCTTTCTCCTCACTGAAGGAGTATGTCAACTGCCCCAAGCAGTATCAAGAAGTCAAAGTGCTGAAGCGTTACTTCAAACAGACTACCCCCGAGATGACCTACGGCAACGAGGTGCATAAGGCATTAGAGAATTACGTCAAGGACGGCACTCCTCTCGTTAAGAATTACTCTCACTTTAAACCGCTTATGGATACCATCATTGATATCGAAGGTGAGAAGTTCCCTGAGCAACGCATGGCGTTAGATAAAGACGGGAACGCGTGCAAGTACAGCGAAGGATGGGTGCGCGGTATTGTGGACTTGCTTATCGTGCGCGGTGACACAGGCTACATACTCGACTACAAAACTGGAAGCAACAAGTACCCTGACCCAAAACAGTTAAAGCTGATGGCGCTGATGACATTTGCCCACCACCCTGAGATCAACAAGATTAATGCAGGGCTACTGTTCGTAGCGTACAACAGCTTTGTAGATGAAACCTATCAACGAAGTGACATAGATAGTTTATGGGCTTTTTTTGAATCTGATTTGCGTAGATTGGATAACTCCTACGTCACTGATATGTGGAACCCCAACCCTACGCCCCTTTGCGGCTGGTGTCCAGTCAGAACTTGCGAACACTATAAGGACAGAAGATAATGTCAAAACAATATGAAGTTTGGTACTTTATTAAAAACGGAATTCTTTACAGACATACTGAGAATGACGGACACACAGCGCTACGTAGAGGGCTTGAATCTGTTAACGAACCACTATGTTATGTAGAGGAAGCTAAAACAAAATTCCCAGATGAACTAGCGCAAGCGCTAAAGGAGTGATATGCCTTACGTGAATAAACCCAGACCCTATAAAAAAGAATATGAACAACAAAAATCTAGAGGTGAGTTGCCTAACAGGATGGAGCGCCAGCGTGCCAGAAGAAAACTTGATGCCGATGGCGTTAGTCGTGCGGGAAAAGATGTTGCACACGTCAAGGCTCTATCTAAAGGCGGAAGCAACGCAGACGGAATCCGACTCGAGAGCCCATCAAAGAACCGATCATTTAAGCGAACCTCTTCTGGCGCGTTAGCGTCTGAGACTAGCAAGAAAGAACGCAAGAAGTAGATCGTTGCGGTTAGGCATGAAGTGAGCAACGAGGGGCTTCTTAGTTGCTTCCCCCTCTTAACCATGTCAATCAGGCGGTGCTTCCTAGTTGTCAGTCTCCCTTTGGCACGACAGGCTTGATCGACTAGCCCCCGTAAGGGGCTACGTTTTAATTCAGTAAGGAAAGTTATGGATGTAGTAGATGATGTTGTAGTCAGGATGGTAATTCCATCAACAGACTTACAGTTTTTAGTTGGGCACATCGACCGATGCGAAGTGCTCAAAGACGATGGCGAGACAGCAGAGGTTGCAGTCTATTGGGGTATACCCGAGATGCAACGCTTAGTCCGTATATATGGCGACGCCCCTAACCCGATGCTTAAACAGTACGACTGGCCCGGGATGTTTAAGCCTTTCGTCCACCAGAAGATTACTGCGGGATACCTAGCGTTACGAGACCGGTGCTTCTGTTTTAATGAGGCTGGCACAGGCAAGACTTCCTCAGTGATTTGGGCAACAGATTACCTGATGTCGATTGGACAGATAAAACGCATCCTAGTGGTCTGCCCGCTATCAATTATGTATTCAGCGTGGCAGGCCGACATCTTCAAGACTGCTATGCATCGAACCGTTGGTATAGCTCACGGAGACAACAACAAGCGTAAGAAGATTATTAACGGAGAGTACGAGTTTGTCATCATAAACTTTGATGGTGTAGCCACAGTTCAAGAAGAAATAAGTAAAGCAGGGTTTGACCTAATTGTTATAGATGAGGCTAACGCGTATAAAACAGTAACTACTAAACGCTGGCGAACTTTGTCAAAACTACTTAAACCTTCAACCAAATTGTGGATGCTCACAGGTACACCTGCATCACAGTCTCCCCTTGATGCGTTTGGGTTGGCTAGGTTGGTAAATCCTACTGGCGTGCCTAGGTACTTCACATCTTGGCGCGATAAGGTTATGCAACAGGTAACCAAATTTAAGTACGTGCCAAAGCCTACGTCAAAGACAGATGTGTTTGAGGCATTGCAACCTGCCATTCGCTATGAGAAAGCGCAGTGTCTTGACCTACCTCCAGTGGTCTATCAGACAAGGGAAGTACCCCTGACCTCACAGGTCTTGCGGTATTACAGAGAACTGAAAAACCAGCATTTAGTTGAAGCGGCAGGGGAACAAATTAGCGCAGTTAACGCGGCAGCGATGCTGAGTAAATTGCTACAGATATCGGGTGGCGCTATGTACACCGATAACAGAGAAGTGGTGGAGTTTGACGTGACACCACGGCTCAGTGCGTTGATGGAAGTGTTAGACGAGACCGAGCACAAAGTAATTGTGTTTGTCCCTTATCGGCACACCATCGAATTAGTCTCACGTTATTTAAGTTCACAAGGAGTAATTAATGAAGTAATCAATGGCGACGTCTCTGCCAGAGACAGGGCTGATCTGATCAACAGATTTCAGACCCAAAAGAATCCACGAATTTTAGTTATTCAACCGCAAGCCGCATCGCATGGGGTGACATTGACAGCCGCTGACACAGTAGTGTTCTGGTCGCCTGTTATGTCCGTGGAAACCTACCTGCAATGCATCGCACGAATCGATCGATACGGGCAAGTTAACAGCATGACAGTTGTTCACCTGCAAGGGTCAGAGGCAGAGCGCAGGGTCTACGCCATGCTCCAAGGCAAGGTCGATTCACATGAAAGCTTGGTTGATCTGTACAAACAGGAGTTAGGGATATGACAGAGGTAGATAGTAATTTGGAAGAATTAGTCAAGATATACTTGACAATTAGAACAGAACGTGAAAGAATCGAATCAGATTGGAAAAGGCATGACGATGAACTAATGCAGGAGATGAAACTGCTAGAGCAATCCATGTTGACAGTCTGTAACGATACCAACGCAAGTAGTATCCGCACCGAAAGCGGCACAGTAATTCGTTCCCTCAAGGAGCGTTTTACTACCAACGACTGGGATAACTTTAAGAAGTTTATTCTGGAAAATCAAGCAGTTGACTTGTTGGAGCGACGTATCCATCAGGGCAACTTTAAGGAATTCATTGCCGAGCATAAAGACGAAGGTCTACCCCCCGGTGTGAATGTAATGAGGGAATTTACGATAGTTGTTCGTAAGCCCTCCAAATAGTAAGTTCAGTAACAAAGGAAACTCATATGAGTAATGATCTCGCAACAATGTTCAGCGGTGCAATGGTGCCCGTTGAAGGCTTAGATGACGACACGCTTGCCGTAGCAGGTGGCGCTCGTCAAGGTAACAAACGCATCTCTATCAAGGGTGGTGTGTTCCGCAAGTATGCGGGTGGTAAGGAAATCGGTGCTATCGAAGACCGCCACATGGAAGTAATCTTTGTCAAGATGGCACACAAAGCCTCACGTATGTACTACGAGGGCGCGTATCAGGAAGGTCAAAAGATCAGCCCAGCTTGCTGGTCAGCCGACTCTGATAAGCCTGACGCAGAGGTGAAGACCCCCTTGGCATCCTCATGCCTTGACTGCCCTAAATCTGTAAAAGGATCTGGCGGTGGCGGTATGGGTACAGCTTGCCGCCTGTCTTGGCGCACTGCCGTGGTTCTTCCTAAAGATCCCGCTGGTGATGTTATGCAGTTGGTGTTGCCAGCAACATCCGCCTTCGGTAAAGAAGATACTGGGCGTTGGCCTTTCCGTCCTTATATCCAGCACTTGGCTTCGCACAATGTGTCGGCAGGTAGGGTAATTACTAAGATGGCATTCGATACTAAAGCACCTACGCCCAAGGTATTGTTTAGCCCCGCTGGTAAGGTGGATGACGACATCTTGCAAATCATTGCACGTCAGGCTAAGAGCCCAGCGGCAGAGGCGGCTATCAAGATGAATGTGTTCCAGATGGATACAACAGACGATGCACCAGCACAACGTGCTGAAGTAGCGGATGAAGTGCAACCCGTCAAGGTTGAGTCTAAAAAGCCAGCGGCTACAGGAGAGAAAGACATCTCCGATGTAGTTAAAAAATGGTCTAAGAAGTAAGGATTAGGAATGTCACGGACATACAGTGAAGCTTTTTTGATAGGGTTATATAAGGCAAACCCTAATAGGGCAGGTACTGCCTTAGCCCTTGCTTGCGTTAAGGCAAACTTACCCGCTAAGTATGTGGCAGAAACGCTGGAGGTAACTCGCATGACTGTGTTTAGC